TGTAGCGTTGAGTAGTGAATATATTTTTAGGGGTCAAACCCAAACTTTAGGAGACCCAGCTGTCTCTGGTGGATTTGATGTTGGGTATGAAGGAGCCTTTATCGGAATGTGGGCATCTGAAGTGGATTACGGAGATGGACTTGCAAATTTAGAGGTTGACCTTTATGCTGGATATGGATATGAATGGAAAGACTTTTCTGCTTCTTACACATATGTAGACTATAACTATAACGGAGACTCATCTTTAGATGGAGTTGAACATCAAATATCACTAGGATGGAAAGATTTAAGTCTTTTACATGTAGTTGGTGCAGAGGGGTTTGTTGATTATAGTGAAGTCTCTTACACTTTACCTATAGTTGCATTTGATGTTTCATGGGGAACATGGGATACAATAGGTGACAATTGGTCAGTTGGAAAAAGTTTTGACTTGGGCCCAGTTGACGGAACAATTCAGTATATAGAATTTCTTGGTGATGCTGATATTTCAAACGAAAGGAATATAGTATTCACAATAAGCAAAGCAATATAATAAGATACATTTACAATTAAGGAGAAGATATGTAATTAAAATCTTTGTGATGGAAATATTTTTTTAACCTTTAACCCATCTGGAGAACTACCACATGCCAAGACGCAAAACAAACCTACAAGTAATTGAGAATTTAAATTCCGATGTACAACAGGTAAAAGCGAAATCAACTTTAAAAATGCGTATTGAGGATTTAATTACAATCGATGCTCTAACTGAAACCCAAGGACACTTTTTTGCAGAATATAAAAAAGATTGCAAGGCGATGTTATTGCATGGGTGCGCTGGAACAGGTAAAACATATGTTGCCTTATACAGAGCATTGGAAGAGGTTTTACAAAGAGGAAACCCATACAAAAAAGTAGTCGTTATTAGGTCAGCAGTCCCATCAAGAGAAATAGGACATCTGCCAGGCGATGAAACTGAGAAGACTGCGGTGTACATGCAACCATATATTGATATGTGTTCCGACTTATTCCCAACAAAACAAAAGGCATTCCAGAGACTAATCGAACAAAAATTTGTAGAATGGATGATTACATCATTCGTGAGAGGAATTACACTGGACAACTCCATTATTATTGTTGACGAATGTCAAAATATGAATGACATGGAGATAAATTCAATTATAACTCGCGTGGGACACAACAGTAAGATTATATTCTGTGGAGATTTCCGCCAAACTGACCTATATAAGAGAGGTGATATGAGTGGATTGCAAAAATTCATGGTTATTGCTGAAAATATGCCTTCATTTAGGACTTTTGAGTTCAGTGAGGACGATATTGTCCGCTCTGACCTAGTAAAAGAGTATTTAATATCAAGAATCCGCTATGAAGAGGAATATGGTACTTGACATTTGCTTAGAAAGCTAGTATAATGGTCACATAATAATAGGAAATTTCGTAATGTTTGCACATATTGAAGAAAAACACCCTTTCCCCAAGCTTATGAGGGAAAATTATGAGGGGAAACGCACATATGTAACGGATAATGGTGATAGATACCCCTCGGTCACCACCGTTCTGGGATACAAAATCAAACCAGCCATCAAAGCATGGCGAAAAAAGGTAGGAGAACAACAGGCGAACAAAATATCGCGTCAATCTTCAGTCAGAGGAACCAAAATACATGGTGTCTGTGAAGATTATCTCAATAATAAGGAACTTGATACTGAAATGTTGTCCTTTGTAGAGGAAGATATGTTCGATAACATGCGCCTTTACCTTGATAAGATAGATAACATTCATTGTATTGAACAATTTTTGTACAGTGACCACCTAAGATTGGCTGGTCAAGTAGATTGTATTGCTGAATTTGAAGGAAAGTTATCTATAATCGATTTCAAAACATCTGCTAAACTTAAAAAGAAATCCTATATTAAAAATTACTTTGCTCAATGTGCGGCTTATGCTATCATGTTTGAGGAAAGAACAGGAATACCTATCACTAATTCGGTAATTATCATTGGTGTACAGGACGAAGAACCACAATTATTCGTTGAACATCGTGACAATTACACAGAATATCTATTAGAATGTCGAGATTTGTACGAAAATAACGCTTGACATTTGGCCTGTAATTTGGTATTATAAATAAATTAACGCGATGAAACAAGTTGAAAGATTAACAGGACGAGGGTGCAATTCCCTCCGCCTCCACCAAAAGGAGATTAGTAATGGTAAAAGATGCCGGAAAGTGGGTCTTCAGAATGTATATTCTTTGGAGTATCATTGCAGACTTAACACTGGTTTCTGGAATCATTTACTTAGTCTTTTTTTGATGGGGGCGAGTAGGATCGACTGGAATTCATTAGAGGAGTGGAGCGTTCGGTGTCGGAGCTACCGTAAGTGCGACAAAACTATAAATGCAGAAAACAATACTGCTTATGAGGATTATGCCATAGCGGCTTAATTGCTCGGGGTTCTTGAGACAGTTCCTAGCACCAGAATACTGTCTCATTTTTTATCTCATAAAGAGAAGGAGGAAGATATGTGGTTAATTACTGGACTTATATTAGGAGTTGTAATTGGGGCATGGATTAAAGACCGAAAATCTTGGTTAGATTTTCTTGATACATTATTTGATAAGATACCGTTTTAACTAACAGTTCTTAAAAATGTATAATTGGTTTTTAACCGCCATGACTACTGGGGCACTTTGTTTGTGGCCCGTAGATGCACCAAACTATTATGATAGTTTGAAAGACGAGATAGTAGATAATAAAATTTACTATGACCAAGATGAGGTCTCTTGTCTTGCAGTTAACATTTATCATGAAGCAAGGGGCGAAAGCAAAGAAGGTAAACTTGCAGTTGCTTTCGTAACCTTGAATCGTGTTAAGAGTAGTGCATATCCAGATACCGTTTGTGGAGTTGTTTATCAAGGAAAACACAAACCGTCTTGGAGAGATAATGAATTGATGGTTCCAATTAGGCATCGTTGTCAATTTAGTTGGTACTGTGATGGTAAACCAGACATAGTACGCGATTTCGACATATATGATGAAATCATTGACTTGGCAATAGATGTGTGGTATAATAGGTATCAAGATATTACAGACGGTAGTTTGTTTTATCATGCCGATTATGTCGAACCACATTGGGCGCAACATATGGCGAAAACAGTACAAATAGATAATCATATATTTTATACAGTAAGTTATTAATGACCGACAAACAAACTCATAATTTTATCGTGACAGGTGGATGTGGATTTATAGGTTCACATTTAGTTGAGGCACTAGTCTTACACGGACAAAATGTCCTTGTCATCGATGATATGAGAGTTGGTAAAACTAAACTTGAAAGTAAGAATATAGAATATCTACACCAAGATGTTGCTTCAGCAATCCCAGTTGGGAAATTTGACGCAATATTTCATCTAGCCGCCACGCCTAGAATTAGGTTATCACAGAAAGACCCATTCGGGACAATCACAAATAACTTTAATTCAACGATGGTCGTAGCTGAGTATGCAAGAAGAGAACGAATTCCTTTGTTTTTCGCTGCTTCTTCTAGTACCCAGTTTCTTCATCATCAAGAAAATCCTTATACATTTTCTAAATGTGTTAGTGAGGAAATCTTACAACTTTATCACAAGATATATCAATTAGAATACCATATGTTATATTTCTATAATGTATATGGCCCAAGAGAAGCTGACTATGGTGAATATAGTACGGTAGTTCGTGCATTTAAAAAATGCGTACAAAAAGGTGAACCTCTTAGAATATTTGGTAGTGGTAAAAAACAAAGAGACTTTACACACATTCACGATGTCATTGATGGTATATTGCAGTTGTTAACTACAAAGAATAAACCTAAAAATGTTCATCTGGGTTCTGGTAATCCAGTTAGTGTAATGGATGTAGCAAAAGCATTTGACCATAGTATCGTTCATGAGTTTGATAAAGAGGGGGAGGCTGAAGTTACAGAAGCCCAGAACCCATATATTGAACCACAGTATGATGTTATCAGTTACATTAAAAAATGGAAAAGTGATTTTGAAGAAGAACGAATATTACATAATGTAAACAAAGATTTAAGAAAAGTGGAAAAGAAATATGCCAAAATTGATAGTTGATAATGACTCAGAAAAAGAAGAGAAACTTAGTGATGTTTTTATGGTTACTAGAGAGTTTCAAACCTCAGCAGAGTTCTCACAACATATAGAGAAACGAGCAGTTCAAGGTGGAAACTATATAGATGTTCTAGTAGAATATTGCACTAGAAAAGAAATTGAAATAGAAAGTGTCAAGAAACTACTTACAGCATCACTCAAAGAAAAAATAAAAGCAGAAGCAATTGGTCTTAACTTAGTTAAAGGACAGAAACCTTGTAAGTTACCCATATGATTGAACCCTATGAAGTTTATAAACTGTACCTAGCAATTAAACTTCATTTTACTACTAAGTCATATGATGTAGTGAAATATAAGGGAAAGGTTAGAGTAAAACCAGAAACTTTTAAGAAAAGAAAAGATATGGTGTCTATAAAGAAACTTGCTAGGGATTATAAACGCGAGGAAATAATAGATTTCTTAGTCGCAAATTTTGTATCTGGAGAACGATGGGGTGGATTGTTTGATATACAGGCATCCAAAAGATACGATGATTGGAAGGTAAAAAAGAATCAAAGAGAATATCTCTTTCAAAGGGATGTCTCAAAGATACTACTAGAGATGGAAAAACAAAAAGTTGGCGCTTTTTTTGAAAAAAATGGAAAACAGGGCTTGACTTTTCGTCTGTACTTTGGTAGAATGATCGAAATTGAAACTCTTGTTATATTAGATAAGATTTTTAATTTTGTAGAAGAAACGGATGATATCTTATTAGAAGATGTTGTACTACTAGTGAAGAAGTATCGCCCGTTTGTAAAGGTGACTGACTCTATGAGAGAAGTCGCTAAAACACTTACTCAAAAACCTGTATAAATAGGAGTGTACATTATGAGTAGGAAACTACGCCCTCAAGATGATGAGAAGCGTATGCGGAGAGTACCTAGTGATATAAAAACTAGGCTTGACAAATACCAACACATCATGTATAATGAGGACATGTATGAGTCTGAAGAGTTCTTGGACGCTTTAGACAAAAAAAGTAAAATACAACGCAAACTGAAACCGATATAACGCACACAATAGGAGAAAATATATGTCGTTTAATACTATAGAAGAGCTACGCAAGTCGCGTGGCAACATGGACACTCTCATGTCACAAGTTGAGAAGATGTCCACAACTACCACTGAGTCTAATGATGATGGTAGGGAATGGAAACCAACTGTTGACCAAGCTGGAAATGGTTATGCAGTAATCCGATTTTTGCCCCCAGCAAAAGGTGAAGACCAATATTGGGCAAGACTCTGGACACATGGATTCCAA